ATAGAAAAGTAGTTTTTCAAAAACGACCCCTCCAATCATATTCAAAACTATCCAATGGTGCTTTTAACCTTCTTTCATCAAGCCACTTTCTCTCCATATCAGCAATTTCCATATCACGATCATTTATACCATCATCAATTATACCAAAAGGCACCAAATCTTCTTGTGCAATGTTTAACTGTTCTTTTTGTAAAACCGAACGAATATCGCCATTTAGTGAATCTTTAAAGTTTCTTTGTGCAATAAACCAAGAAAAGAGAACAAGAGTCATTGCTAAGTCATCATGACTACCATCTTCGGCTGCAAATGATTCACGAAATGCGACAAATGTCATTAATTCCATAATTGTATCAGAATCATTTATTAATAGTTTATCACTTTCAATTAAAGTTTTTAAATTTGAGCAACCAATTCTCTTTGTAGTTATAGATGTTTTTACACCAAACTGTATCTTTTTTGTGTGACCCTGAGATACTTGTTGTCCTTGGCGTGGTTTTATTTGTATCTTAACCAAGTTTTCATACTCAAGTTCATGGTGTAAAATATCTGCTATTTGTTGACCAATATCATTAATTTCAACAAGAACGTAAGCATTATTATATGAGGTTGCAGCATTGAATATAAGTGTAGGATATAATAAAGGAGATATATCTTTATCTCTATATTTTGCCACTTGTTTATATGGTATGCTTGTAACATCTATAATTGAAAATGCCGAATAGTCCAGTCCTTGACCGCGAGAAACGTCAACTGTTACAACGTATGTGTGATTTTTTTGTGGTTCTTCCAATATGTCCAATTTATTTTCTTGACGAATAGGATTGTTAAATACAAGAGTTTTAAGCTTTGAGCTTGATATTAGTGTGTGTGATGATCCAACAAATTCAGTTTCAAATTCAACTTTAAATTGATCAAGTGATGTATTTCTTATAGTTTCTTCTTTCCATTGTTCGTCACGACCTGGAACTTGTGACCAATGAACCTCAATCGGAACATAGTTGCTTCTCTTGTTTGTAGCATCTGACCACATACGATAAAAATGATTTAAACCATTTGGGGTGGACACTACAAGCACTTGAGATGTCTTACCAGAAGAAATTGTGGGATATACCGAATTAAAAAATTGATCCGCTTGACTATTAGGCACGAATGCATATTCATCTAAAAATAGAATATTAAAAGAGCCACCACGAACAGCACTTGATGATGTTGCTGCAGCTAAAACCTTTGATCCATTTTCAAGTTCAATATTACCTTTATTCCAAGTAATAACTCCTTGCTGTAACCAAATGGGAAGATTTTCATATGCAAGCTGTAAACGCCCCAACAACTCTCTTGCCGTTGAACCTTTATTTGCAAGTATTGCAATACTCGTATTATCACGAAACAAAATTTGATGCAATAGATATGAAATAATTGTTGTTGATTTACCAACCTGACGAGGCATTTTACATATGACAAACCGATTTTTATAAAATGTCTCAAGCATTTCTCTTTGAAAATCCCACATTTTGAAAGGAATAAGACCTTCATCAACATTAACAATACGCATGTAATTTAATACAAAATAAACAGGATCATCCGAACACTTAACATATTCTTTAATTTGTTCAGATGTCCATTCAATCTTAATACCCGAACGCTTTAAATTCGGATTAGACATATATGTCATTGATTCAGTCATATTATTCTTTACTCTGACGTATTAGTTTTTGTAATTCAGCCGTTGATCCTACAAATACTGCATTTTGCACATTAACTCCACCAGTAGACTTTGAAGATTCCTCATTTAAGTCTTTCATCTTTTTTTGTAGATCAATAAGTTCTTTTGTTACCTCTGAAATATTTTTTATCATTCCAGCCACAACTTCATACGCTCTTGGACTCTCACTTTGTTTTGCAACAAACAAAAGTTCATCGAGTGCTTCTTCGCCTTTACGCATTAACGCACGAATTGTTTGACGAGTAAGATCATAATCCGTTTGTGTATCCGTTGCAGTTTCCGTAATTGGTGTTAATGCAATTGTAGAAACTTCTTGACTTGTCTTTACTACTGGTTCAATATTTAATATCTCACTTAGATTATCATCAATTTTGCTCATCATAATCCTAACGTATTTGGAAATTCTATAATTGTTTCTGTAAAGCCAAAATCACTATTGACATTTGCTGACGTTGGATCAGGTACAATAGTGCTAATAACAAGTTTAACGTTTGAAACATATGAAGTTGATACATTCCACGATGCTCCAGATGATGCCCCTGTTATTTTTACATTAGCAACAAACGCACCCAAACTATTTTTTGATCCAAATACATCTTTAATGTATAGTTTTTCATTTGTTGCATCAAATTCTATAACTTCAGCTTTTGCATCAGGAAATTGATACGTACCTCCTTGCCAAATAAATTCACCTGCTTTAAATGCGCTAAAACCACCCGATTGTAAATTAAGAACATATATTGAAGATCCGCCAGAAGTTCCTGAGTTAAACGTACCATAAATGTTTGTATTTGCTTTTGTGATAATCTTTGAATCGGAAATTGGTCCGAATAACATTGCTCTTACCGTAAATGTAAGATCAAATGTAACAATTCGTGTTGTGTCTTCAGTATAAGCACCTTCACTATCTACCGAATATGAAACCGAATTTAATAGAACAGGAACATCTTTTTTAATTCCCATTATGCTTACAAGATCCAAAGTTAATGTATAATCAGGATTAAAAATTGGAAGTATTTGCTCAACAATTTGCCAACCATCTTCAATGTTTCTAACGTAAATTGATAAACTAAATTCATAATTATATGGAACACCCATATACTGAGCTTTTTGTGTTGTGCTTGTAGCAGTAGCTTGATTAACATTACGAATTAAACTATTTTGTTTTCTTGTGGGATCATAATCAATACCAACAATCTCAAATGACATTCTAGGCAATGAAACTTGTATATCCTTCATTAAATTAGGATCACCTTTTATACGGCTAAAGAATTTTTCTTTTTGTGCATAGACGATTGGAATAAGAATACGCTCAAGTTCGGTTGTTCCTGCTTTATTATATCTAACCAATTGCAATTCATTAAATAATGAACCAAAAGCAACAACAATTTTGCGTGTAATTCGATGGTAAAAATGATTACCAAAAATACCTGACATTAAGGTTCTCCAAACGGATTGGTTTCCGTAAAGTCAATGATACCATTTGCATCCGTTTGTATCTCAAGATTATTTGTTAATTCATCAGATACGCCATCAAAATTTTGTCTATTAAATGTGGATAATGTAAATAGTGCGTTTGATGTATTTCCTCTAACATTTGCAGATTGAGAAAAAGTTCCCTTCATGTTTATTAGTTGTAATGTATTGTTTGAAGGAAACCAATCCTTAACAATTGCAGTTGATGTTGCCGTAACAAATGAATTGCCTTGATATACGAGTTCTCCTCGTTTATAAGTCCCAGTTCCACCAGAAGATAAAGTCATTGTTTGTGTGTAAGAATATGCACGGCCAATATCATCAATTTCATCAATACCTGTATTAAATCTTTCATTAGAAAATTTATATAATTCTAGAGATAATTCATAAAAATAAAATAATGGTGGACGACGGCCAAGCATAAAAAAAGTTTTTTCTTCTTCAACAAATTTAATTTCATAAATGTTATGAAGTGCGGGCGAATACACAAGATCACCTTCACGTGGTCTAGGATATGTTGCTACTGGAACATATTTTTCATATGTGCGGCGAGCAACAATCAAACGAACAGAATCACGAATCTCTAAACCAAATTTGCTAAAAAATTCTCCAGGTCCTTCAAAACCTGTTGCTGATTGTAAATACATTTCCATTGGATATGCAGCATCATATAGTTTTACAGGATCCTCACCATAGATACTATCTTCGGAGCTAAGTGACTTTCTTGGCACATAATACACATCAGAGCCGTATTGTTGAATAGATTCAATTATGAGATCTTCAACTAAAAGCTGTTCTGGTGTTACAATGCCAGGATGATTATTGAAATAGTGATTTGTTGCCATTTATATCAACTGAGTGTCTCAGCCTTGGATAAATTCTGGTGGGACTTCATATTTGTCTTGCATTTCTTGTTCTAGCATTGTAATTTCAGATTCCGCCTCATCATAAATTTGTTGTCCATTTAATTGAACACCACCCGGCAACTGTATACCACCAAACTTCTTTAAGTTCAATCCCCATTGACGCTTGATCAATGCAGTAGAATATCTTTTTACCCAACGATCATTATATACATCAGTATATGATTCTGGATCAATAATTCTATATGCTTCTATAATTAAATACTCATTTGCCTGAATATCAGTACCCCATTGAAAGTCAATATATAACTTATTTTGATGACGATTAAATCTTATTGGTTGTTCGCCCGAAAATAATAAATCTAATGTGCGAAGATGTTGTTGTGTCAACACAAAATTAACATATGATGTTGATGTAAAGTCATAAAGTTCATGTAGACGAAGCTGATAACGAAGATCAAACATATTAACCGTAGCATTTGTTGATGATAATGGAAATATTCTTGTAACACCCGTTATAAGATCCGATGAACCAACAATAGTAATTGGAACAGAATTGGCACTTGATGAAAATACGGAATTCATTGTCATTAAGTTTTTATTTGTTATTGAAGATACTGTTTTTGTTTCATCATTAATTGTAAGTTGTGTAACTCCAGCAGTAAATTCGGCGGCAAAATTTGTTCCAGAACCAGTAACATTTGCACTTCCAGATACAACTGTAGCAACACCTGATGCTTGAGTCATATCAATGTATTGTCGATCAACATCGGTTTGTGATACGAGGTGTTTTAAATAGACTTTTTGAATTGCATCATAGTGATAATCTTGAAAATACTGTAATGCATCATCAATACGATCTTCAACTTGATCGTCATCAACATTTATTTCAATGACAGGAAAACCAAGACGACGCTTGCAATAATCTATAAGTGCGGTACGAGAACTTGGTGTTGCCATGTTGTTGCCTTTTATGAATTATTTATCGTACATCAGGAACCATTACACCATATATGTTTGTACCATCAGATATGAATGAAAATACATCTCGTGCATTTGCATTTGCTGTCAATGGTGGTGCAAATGCTCCAGTAAACTTGTACCCTGATCCAAATGTTATTAATCTACCGCCGACGGAATCCTGTATGACATGAAGAATATAAGTACCAACTCTTAGATTCGTTGCGGTATTTAATGTTGTTGTTGTTCCTGTCAAAGTTACTGTTGCAACTTGACCCAATGAAGTATCCCAATTTGTAAATGCATTTGCCGTATAAGTTAAGGTTTGTTGCAATACGTTTGCTTTTGCAACACTAAATGAACCAGACACATCAAGTTTAGCAATCGGAGACGAGGTTGATATACCAACATTGCCACTTGCATCAAATCTAATACCTTCTGTAAGAGAAGTTCCAATTACAATTGTATTTGCTGCTGGCGAATGAATGAATGATAATCCTGTTCCTCCCCAGTATACTCCTGAATTTGTTGCTGTAGCAAAAGCAATATTGGCACCAGACATGACAAGATTGCCTGTCATGGTGTTACCTGTTTTATATACTACATTTGCTAGTAATGTAGAACCACGAGAAGTCCATACATTACCACTACTAGCACTAAAAGTGTATTGAACACCATTATTACTAGTAAATACATCACCATCATTAGGATTATTTGGTAAATTAATTGTCATGTGTCATTTTTCTTTTTTTTATGTTTGTTCAAAAATTGGCCAAGATATATTGTTAACGGCAGAAATAAATTCTTCTAAATTTGTTGCTGAATTTAGTGCAGCTTCATTTGCTGTAGAAGCAGTTCTAACATCATTTCTATACTTTGAAATTTTTTCTGGTATTTCTACTGCAGTTTCTTGTTTGCGAATAACATACCAATCAGTTGTGTGTAGCATTGCATATGTTGTAGTTTTTACTTGATTTTTGAAATTCGTTTTCAATGAATCAAGATCTTTTGGCACAGGATCACCTTGCATGCTGACGTAATAAAAACGATCATCTGGCATTACAGGATCAGGTACTTCAGTAATACCTATTGCTGATTTTTCTTCCCATGTTGTTAATCTTAGCCAATTTGCAGGATATTGAATACCATTATGTATAAAAGGGATATCAACTTGTAGACGTTTTCCATCCAATAAAAACATATTTTTTCCTTTCTAACTATTACTCTATATTTATGATTACTTTAGTTTATCTGGCCCTCGCGTACTTAAATGGGGTTTCGGCATATGCAGCAAACAGATAGCTAATGCCACTATTGTTTACCGAGTAGCCGGTTGGAGCACGTAGCTTAAAGCCGTTTGACAAAAGATCGAA